ATCAGTTGTAATATCAAAAATCTTCCTAACACAAGAGGTAAGTGTTTTTGCAGATGACAGGTCATATATCTTAGCTCCGAGGGCTTCAGCACAAAACGGGTTAATCTGGCTGCAAACTCTCTCATAGAATGACGTATCCATGAGACCTTTTGGGGCTGGAGGAACACGGGTGATTACACGAGTAGTAATCAATTGATTCCCAGCTTGTGAGCTACGGGCTTGTGGACGACGAGAACGTCCTTTAGTTTTCTTATTGGTTTTTCTTTTTCTATTCGCCATAGCAATATGTAGTGATTATTAGATTTATTTTTAGACTAACGGGTCGTTGCCTACAAGGGGCAGTCAACTTCTTGCAACCTACTAAGGTGGATGGTAGGAATTACAGCAGGAAGCGATGTTATTGCTTCACAAATTGTCTTAAACTCTTCTTCATCTTCACGGGTCAAACCATATCTCCGATGAAATATATCCCATGTGGAATCAGGTAAAGTACCTTCTTTATTATCATGGTAATCCCTAGCGTGGACTTCCCATTCCCAAGTGTGCTTCCTTTTTCCAACGCGCGCAGTTTGAGGGGCTAGTTCAAGTGTCTTGCGTAAGATGTGTCTTAAAAACGGAACATGCATGCCGTCCTTCGCCAAAGACAACGCATCGTTCCGGAGGGTATTACCACTTTGTATGAAAGTCCAACCTAATTTGGCTATTGCTCGACCCGGTTTGGGAGACAAAAGCCATTGACCAGGATATCGTGCACTTTCAAGAAAAATCTTAGAACAAAATTCAACCTCAGCAACATGACGTCGGATGAAAATTGTTGGTTCCAAACCTAAATTCTGAAGATTTTTGGTCATAACCTCTACGGAGTCCAAAGAATTACTCAAGTTGGGTGGTCGGAGAATTAGATTGTCATCACCATTGACGCCCATTCTATCTTTCCGAACTGGATGAATAATCGGCGAAATTGCAGCTATATGTGAAGCTGCATTAACCATAGATCCTTTAGCATTGGTGTCGTTTCTACCAGAAACCAATTCCTCATCATCAACATTAAAATGTAAACCATGTCTAGAAGATCCAGCAGTCTCCTCATGTTCAAAAGCTTCGATCGTAGTAGCAGCAGCACCAGCTTTAACCCACTTTCGGCGTACTGGTTTTTGATGTTTACTTTTCACAGATCTATCATATTTAACGAAGTCATCTTCTATAGCTAATATATTGCTATAATCGCCATTGCATTCTTCGTTCACATAAGCTCCGAACCATGAACCAACATCTTCTGCTGTGGAACCTCGAACATAGTAAACAGTAGAATTTTTCCCATCCCAACATTTGGCTAATTCATTAGAATAATTCCACATAAAGGGACCTGTAGCCACTTTATGTTCATCACTGGTAGCGCTGACGATTCGTGGGGAATACGCTGAGTTAACCAAGCCAGTTTTAAGTAACTTTTCATCACTTTTAACATGAACCTTGAGACGTTGCTTGACAATTCTACTGCCGGATACAACTTCTTTTCGAATTTCTTCTAATTCCAATTTCTTTTTGGCTGGGTAGGGTGCACGTTCCAACCAACGCTTGGCAGCAATCTCATCATCTTTGACATGAATGCTATCCAACAATATGAAATCGGGATGGTGATCGAAAACATCACAGTACTCTAAATATGCGTCGGGTTGCACTTTATATTTATTGACTGCTGTGACCCTATTGCGAACCGCCACGTTTTCTGCTTCTTGGGTGGAAGGAGCTGTGACAGGTAAGCAAGTGGGTGTGATGATGCCAGAAGCCTCCAGGGTAGGTTTAGGTGGACCTTTTGGAGGTTTCGGATCTATCCCTAACGTTACTGAACATCCAGACTCTAAGTCAGCTAACGGAGTAAAGTTTGTACTCGGTGGGACACCTATCCGATTTATCGGTAGTGGATCGGACACTTCCACTCCTACACCATCGGATAGCCTGACTTCACCAAAGGTTTCAGCCAGGTCTTGGTTTTGTCGGCGTTGAAGATACCACGCTGCACCTAAGAACACAGATACAGCTACAGTTAATATGACACATATTAAAGTGATTGGGTGGTATTCAATATGATCATAATGGTCAACAACAATTGCTAGAATATCGGTGAACCCTAACACACACAAGATAGTTATGACAGGCACTGCGCGTAGAGCACCTAATTTCAATGATTGGGAGTGACGACTCCACCAATGACTAAAACGGTACCTCGCTGTGTCAAGCATATTAACTTCAAAATCGATGTGTAATGAGAACCCGATTATAGCCGCAGCTATAATTGCAACTGGTCGTTCTTCAACAGGAAGGGTGCTGGTCTTCACATAACCACGAGCGGTTTGCATAGCTAATGTGAAAGTTAACGGGTTCCTTTCCTTACCAACAACAGCATTTGCAACTTCAGATACAGCACCCCGGGGTACACGTATCCTACGTTGATCTACAAACGCCACGACAAACGGTCCAGCACCAATGAAGCGATTAAAATCTAACCTCAAAGGCTCATTCACGTATTGCCGCACCAAACGCTCGTCGAGAGTCGTCTGGATTTCTCCAACATGTGCGTCATCAAGTAGTAGAGCACGCCAATCAAGCGGTTTGACATTAGGAAGTACAACAGGATATTGTGTAGCCACAACTTCCCAAATATGATTGGTGCCTAACTGATCCAATTTCACAGCCTCATAAACAACACCATCAACAACAAATGTTGGTTGTTCATTCCATGGCAAGGCTTTATGTCGATAAACATGTCGATTTCCTTTAGCTTGGTAAATAATCACGTCATCATGGCCTACGCTATATCTAGCTTGACCAGCATAAACATCGTGACTTCCCGGAGTTAAATCGAACAAATGTCCAATCACATAAATTCTTTGCATTCGAGACAGTTTTATAGCCTTAACCAAGTCTTGAGGACTCATGTAATAAGCTGAATGACAAAAGAAATATGTATCCGGGATTTGACAGACATGACAACCGTG